ATTTCCTGCACTCGTCCAAGTTCCTGCATTATTTTCACAGTTTACTTGGTCGTAGTAAGCACCATTAGAACAAGTTCCAGCGTTAGTACAATTTGTTTCGTTGTTGTTAAATGCTGAGTCAGAACAATTTCCTGAATTTATACAAGAGGATTCATTATTTTCGGAAACTGCTGAACAAGTTCCTGCACTCCAAGTTCCGTTAGGTTCAACACAACCCGCTTCAGTGTCATATATTCCGTCTGAACAGAATTCAGATACTAAGGTTGCCCAAGTACCATTCACTTCAATACAATCTACGCTATTAAAGTATAGTGGATTAGAACAAGACGGGGTTATTGCCGCGACTGCTCTTGTACCAAATGTAACACTCATAGACGATAGTGAGATAGGTGGGTTAAGAATATCATTAGAACGCTTGTTAACGTCATAGTAATCTTCAACTACAGATTCTCCGAATGATTCAAGTGTACGCATTCCAGCAATAGGCTGTCCAACGTAATCTGCATTCTTCATATCAAGATGGGCATCTTGCCATCTTTCTTCTCCACCGATAGGAACCCCAAAGACATTCATTGAACGTGCTAATAGTAGATACTCATCAGAAGAAAGATTAGGAACTGATTTTACTGAGATATTATCCCAATATGTGAATCCGTTTCCAGTAGTTGATAGCGTTAAGAATGCGTTGCCAGTAACAGGTGCAGTAAAGATAAAGTCTTTAGAGCCATCTGTGTCGTTTGCAACTATAACCATACTTCCGTACGCATCTGAATCAGGCGTTGGCCCAATCTTAATAACGGAATCAGTAGGTCTATCAATATCAAAAGATACTTTATAATTCAATTTATCTGTGATTTCAAAACTGATATGTGCAATACCTCTTGCAGAAGTACCAATACCAGATGTATATATTTGTTTGCTTACTTGATTGACATACGCATCAGCACCTTGCATAGGAGCGAATGTCCATTTCTCTTCGATTTCTCTAACAGAAACATCATCAATTGTTCCTTCAAATCCGGTGTTAACCCAGAAAGGAGTATTTAATTCAGGTCGATTATTGTCTACATCAGATATGAAGTGGATTTTGCTGTCGCTATCACCCGCTCTTACGTGATGTGTACGTACACCATTCTGGATAAGACCGTCAGTGTCATAATCAAGAACTGGTATATCTTCTTCGTGTAATTTGATAGAGTTTATTATACCTGTACCATTCAGTCTGATAACAAATTGGTCACTAGGTGTGCCAATCAAATCGATGTGATGAATGCCCGAAGTGTTAATTGTCTTCTGGACTACAGTACCAATCATTATTTCTATTGTTGGATTATTAACTGTAGTAGAAATCAATGTAAGGTGCTCGTGCCCTTCAGGAATAGTCTGACTATTCAGTGTCCAAGTTCCCGCTTGATAACTAATAGTAAACTCGTGAGTATATGTTTCAGCGTGATATCCATCACTCTGAGGGAATGCTCTTGAACGAGTATTATCAGCCATTAACCAATCAGCATCATCTTGTGACATTTGGAACTGGTGTTGATGGCTTCCATTTGGTCCTGGTCCAACTTGGAAAGTCAGAATATTAGTATCATTTAATACAGTATCAATTGTGACTTCGTAATTAGCATTATTAGTCATTGTGCTGGCAACAGTATATGTAGCCGTTCCGTTGACCGAAGACATAAAGGATAATTTATCATTTGCTATAGATACATCTACACCAGAAACTGCCCAATTAATTGCTGTTGGGTCAGTGATATCAAAGTTCCAGTTTTCTATGAGGTGATTGACATTAGAGCCAAGTGCAACACGAAGTCTACCAGTCATTCCGTTGTTGGTTGGGTCCATATCATTTACATTGTATTTAACTTCATACAACTTGCCAGGGTCTATTGCTAGAGTCTGATTAATTTCAGTTGTTGATGCGATTGTGCCGTCAATATAGGCTTTGCCCATTTGTGTGGTCCAACCTTCACCCATATACCAAGCATTCTGACCAGTAACACGTTCTCTGATTGAAATATTATCAATCTTACCTGCACCAGTACTTGATAGTCTGAATATCTGAGGGTTTGTTGGAGCAACAACAGTTTCAGAATAGTGTCCTACTAGTGTGTTTGAGGTGCCTAGAATAGTTGTATCGCCCATTAGAGCCGATGTAAGTGTTCCGTTCTCTGCTCCGAATCCATCTTTGAACGATTCAATAATATCATACTGAATTTCATAAGTGGTTCCAGCGACAACTGTACCTGTAATAAGTTGTTCAATATATCCAGGAGTCGTTGCCGCAGTTGAAGCGGTTCCGCCTGAGATATTCCAGCCGCCGGACTCTGTCCAAACAACTTCTTTGAAAGAAACATTATCAAGTACAATATTCGACCTTTGATTTTGGTCAACACTCATATAAACTTTCGCTAGTCCGCCATTAGAGTTTGTAACTAAGAATTGCTCAGAAGTAGTTCCCGGAATCATTATTAGAGGGTCGATGTATTGTACTGTACCAAGTTCAATGTTCATTGCCTGAATCTTAGGTATTGCTCCAGCACCGGTTGCGGTTACTAGATTTCCAAGTTCTAACAAATCTGCTTGAGTGTTCAAAACTGGGAACGCATTGGCAGGTTCTGGTTGTACTTGGAAGTAATCATTTCCTGTTCCATTATCAACTTGAATTTTATCAAGAATGTGTAATGGAGTATACATATTTTCTTGTCCGTGATGATAATAAACTACGATATCATCTCCCGCGGCAAATACAGGCATATCAATAATATTGAACATACCTACCATAGATGCGTGCCAACCACATTGATAATACAATGTGTCTGGAGCAACCATAGGAACAGTAAATTCTAGAATTTCGTATTTAGCAACTCCTAAAGCATCAAGTCCGAATTCAGAGCCGGGGTCTGTTTGATTTCCTGCTCCTTCTTCTGCTCTTGAGCCAGTAACACCTAGGAGATATTCTCCGAAGTAAGCGCCTGGGGTAAAGTGACTTCCGTCATCAGTAGTCACATACATTGGATGTCCCGCGGAGTTAACTCTGAATCGATATGTACCACCGCGATACAAGTTGAGAGTTCTGTTTGTTCCCTCAATCATTCCTTGTTTGTCAAATTTGTATAGTCCACCATCATCTGTTACTGCGAAGAATAGATTAGTATCTCCAGGACTATTGAATGGTCCGAATCCAGTTACTCCATCAGAGCCTGTAAGGCCGAAGTCTTCTGGGATTTTCCAAGTAAACTCTTTCGAGAAGTTACCAATCCACTGTGACACTCTCCATTGTGCTAGCCCGGCATCATCATTAGGGTTAAGTGCATTACATACTGACATTGTATCAACGCCATTGTAATACCAACCAGATACGTTTAGTTCTTCACACCATCCGCTCAAATTCATACAAACTGGGAATGGTTGGTCTGAGACCCAAGTTCCTGGAATCTCAAGACTGGTAAAGTCGTTTTGTGCCCCGGTATCAACTGTTAATCCGTGACTTGCATTTTTAGATACACAATGATAACCTTCACCTGATTCTCCGATACCTCTTGCCATACCCGCTTGAACTAGGTTATCCCAGCCTCCACCAGTAATTGCTTTAATACCAGCGGCGTGCATATACATATCTTGCATTACGCCAGTGAATGGGTCAGGAGCAGTAACGTGCCCTGAGGCAGCCCAAGCGTGATTTATGAATGTGTATTTACCACCACGGAATAAGTTGAATCCTCCACTTGTTCCTTCATTTCCTCCGAGTGCTTCTTCTTCTGCAATGTCTCGTTGATATGGGAAGTAAGAGATATTTGACATATCGTGCCAAGACCAGAACCAAGGGCTATCTTGAGCACCTTCAACTGTAGTCACCGCAGGGTCAGCGGCCGTTATTGTGGCATTTGTATCAACAAAAATCTCGAATCCGTCAGTCGGTCCGTAACCGTCACCAAGGGCAACAACTGTGTGGTTATTCATTGCTCCAGGTAATTCAGTAGGAGTGTATGGTTGTGGTCCAGATGGTAACTGAACAACATCACCAACTGATAATGCGTGATTGACTGATTTAACAGTTCTTGGTCTCGACCATAAAACTTCTACACCAGAGATGAACGGGTCACCAACGTGGTTAGTTAAATCTCGTTCAACTTCGTATCTAAAGGATGCCATATCAGCAACAACTTCATATGATTCAATAACATTAAAGAATGTTGGAGTTGTGCCGGGGGCATTTTCTAGAGGATAAATTACTGTTTCAGTTAATGCAAAGTGGTCCCAATCGATAACATAGTCAACGAAGTAATTTGTATTACCGTGATGAATTCCGTTATATACGTTTTGATAATGTATCTTGTCGCCCGCTTTAAGTTCGTGCCCATCTGATTCGATGCCACGCTCTTTCTTAACATATCCTAAAATATCTGTGAACGGAGTTGCAATTGTAGTTGGATTTAAGTCATCCCCACCTAATGCAAAGTCGTATTGTCCGACTGTAAATTGACTTGAGCCAGGATAATATACTCTATCAAAATCGTGAATATGTTGGTCAATTGATATAATGATGTAAGTATCATTTGCAGGGTCGATACAACCATATTCAACTGTGTGAAAATGTTGTGGGTCTGAAGTTCCGTAGTTTGAAGTACCAATCTTCGTAGCACCACCAGTGTGACTCCAAGTTCCGTCACCGTCTTGTGTGACACCGACTAGAGGACTTGCTTTTAGTGTAGCCTCATCTGTGATATCAAGTACGATTTGATGATAATGACCAAAGTTGGTCAATTCGATATTAGTACCACCAAGAATCTCAAAATATTCGTTCATCAAGTGAGTGTGTGAGCCCGTCATTCCAACTATATACATTGCTCCTTCACCATCGTTTAGTGCAGGGTTCCAGTTGAATGTAACAGAGTGAGCGTGAGGAGAGTTATCTCCAGCGCCAGTTCCGTTTGTGGTACTCATAGAAATTACGTTTGTGCCAGTTTTAATTGTGGCAAATTCTGCGGTTGTTAGTTCACCAGTATGAATGTGGCCGATTTGATAATAATCATCAAAGAACACATCTACTCGTGCATCACCTTTTTGAACAGCCGTAATGATATAATCTTCCCATTTACGCTCTCCAACTCCAACAACTGCTCCGCCACCCGTTGTGCTTCCGCCTGAACCATAACCAGTACCGCCTTGGTCTAGAGTAAGTGAAGTAATTGTTCCATCAATCGTTGCACTAGCAACTCCAACTGTTACTGGAGTTCCGCCAATAAATGTTATTGCTGGAGGAGTAGAATATTCGCTACCAGCATTCGTGATTGTGATTACATCAAGTTCCCCACCCGAGGTAACCGTTACTGTGGCAGTAGCCTGGATTGCAGTTCCTCCATCAGCAACTAAAGCACCACTAGGTGCAGAGAGGGTAACTTGGGGAACAGAATTATATCCGCTACCAACATCGGTAATAGAGATAGAATCTACTGAACCGTCAAATCCGACAGTACCAGTTGCTCCTGCTCCACCGCCACCTGCGATATACATCGTAGGTTTGTTGATATAACCAGTACCACCGGAGACTAGAGTTAACGTAGTGATTACACCACCAACAACTACTGTTTCTGCCATAGCATTTATTGTATTAATATCACTACCACCTTGGAAGGTGACAACAACTGGGACAGTAGCATTCGGGTCAGTCTCAACATCACCCGATTGGAATGATACTAAGTCAGTAAGTGAAAGGTCGTGATAAAGTGATTCTATTACGTTCTGGTTTCCAGCACCACCAATTGAGGTACAGAGTTGTGGCATTACTAGACTAATATTATAAGAATTAGATAGTGCAGGTAAGGCTACGTTAGCGCCATAGTTAATAGGAATCTTAATTGTGTCACCAGGGTTTAGTCCGTGACCAAGTGAATAGACAAATCTGTGATTAGTCGTACTGGACAATCTTCCTTCTTCAAGAGGGTGGAAAGTACAGTGAAAATATAAATCGTGATATCCATCTACTGTCCAAGACCACGACTCGCCAGGCGAAAGGTCAGGAGAAGCAAAGGATACATTATCATCAGAAACAGCGTTATGCACCAAGATGTTGGTGTCTGGATTATTAAAGATGATTGTGTCGCCTTCTCTCGCTTCAACGTGATAAGGAACAATAGTATGTGTTTGAGTCAGAGGATTGTTAATTGCACCCTCGAACCAATAGCCACCGCCAGTTGTACAAGCAAGTTCCATTGCGGCAACTGAAGTAAGATATTCTGGTGTGATTACTGTCCAAGTCTCGCCAACGCCTTCACAAGTTGCTTGGTCTGAGATAGAAGGATTGTTAGAACAATCAGAACAGGTAGGTCGTATTAGAAGTTCGTCTTCTATTACTGAGGCAATAAATGTTCTTGGTGCTGGTCCGCCGCCTTGTTCAGAGAAAGTTGCAGTATCTGGAGCCAACATATCGACCATATTCTTGGCGCCTGTTGGAAGGTCCCAGTTAACATCACTAACTGATAAGTCATATGCGAACTTGTATTGTGTATTAGGTTTTAAAACTGCTTCGAACCAAGTAAGTGCGACTTGGGCACCATCGGTGTATGCTGAAACAATTTGAGTTCCTTCAGTGAATAGAGAATCAAATCTGTATGCAATTCCATTCGACCAAGGCTTCGATAAATCAATAGGAACATCAAAACCACTGTTCTTGAGCAATTCAACTTCAAACGCATCAGAGGCGAATGAGGAATTTTGAATCAAGTTCGTAGTCGAGTAAGTAACATCCATTCCACCATTGGGAATCATCTCTGTTGGAGATACGAATTGTTGTGAACGACCAGCAACATTAATCAGAAAGTCTTTATATTCTGGCAGATGTTCGAGGTTTTCCATCACTTCCAAAGACTTCAGCATCAAGGCGAGGTCTTTGACAAGTAGGTCAGGAGCGTCCAGTTTAATATTCAGAGAGTCCAAGAAGGAACTCTTCTGTTGCTCAATTGTATTCAATTCTGTAAGTGAGAATTTGTGACCTGTATAATGTGCCATTTTTATATTATTTCCTATAAATTATTCGGACGCTAGTTCGCTTTGATAGTTCAACTGCATAGATGTGGTAACATATGTGTCACTAACTCCTAACATTTGGAACTCTTGCATCCTAACAAAATTATTCTGTTGTTGAATCATTTGGTTTGTGCGTTCACGCCACGTTTTGAAGGTCTCATCCTTTCTTACGTATGGTATAGTTGTGCTTCCAGTTGCCATCTAGTCTAATCCCCTCGATTTTCAATCAATTCGTACACAAGTTTCTTTAGCCCTGTTACTTCGTTCTTTAGACTATTTATAACTCTTTGAGAGTCCTTCTTGGCTTGGTTTGCTAATTTCTGCTTTGCAATGACCTTTTTACGAATAGAGTACGCATTTGCGTCTGTAAATATCACAGCCCCGGTATAAATGTCTTTATGGTATTTTGGTTCAGTAGGCATTCTATTCCCCCTAAGTAAGCGTCAAAACACGCATCTCTCGGATTGCTGGTAAATAGCATCTATGAGTTGTATGTAATTCAATTTTAATTCTAAAGTGGTCAAACTCATCAGGTACTTTCTTCAACGGAGTGAACGTATGTTCAATAAATTCCATATCTGTAAGAATAGAAGAGTTTGTCAATGTAACGCCACTATCTTTCATTTCTCTCCAGGAGATTGGCGCTTCTTCAACAACTGCGAGTCCAATTGGGTAGTCAGGATGTTCTGTTGGTACAATAGAATCAATCTCCAATACAGCCACTTCAATTTTTGAATATGTAGTATCTGCATTAAGTATCTTTCTGTAGAACTTTCTGTCTAAATCATCATCCCAAGTGCCGAACCAAATATCATCTACTTCATATAGAGTTAAGTCAGTTCCTGCTCCTGCTCCGACAGTAGTTACATCTGCTCCGACCCCGGCTAAATCGTGGGTCGAGATAAAGCAAGTTCTAATAATAGCCTTCATATTAGAAAGGTCAACTAAGTGCATCTTAGTTAAGTTGGCTGGGTCATCATCGCCATCAACATATGTAGTAGATACTTGCCCGGATGCACCACCTGTAACGATTGTTCCGTTCCAAGCGGCTATTCCTGATTGCTGGGCAGTAATTGTATTTTCAGGACTATTACTTCCTGATGGATAAATATAGGCATATTGCTCCTCAAAATCATTAACATTATAATCACCGTGAGTAATAATGTTTGTATATGGAACAACTGTGATATAACGTGGTACAACTGTGCCAGTATCATAGTAAACTTTTACGTATGTATTAGGAACTTCTTGTACACTAAGGAACATTTGTAAGTCACTAGCGAAATTCGCCAACTTAACATCCTTAGTTTGATATATTCCCATCTGATTCTTAACAGTAGGAGCAGTATCCCAAATAACATTGTTAACAAGAACTGTTGACAATCTTTCTTTGTTTATAACAGGAGATAGGTTAGCATTCGTTGAGGCAAAAGAAGCAGTATATGACAATGGAGTATATTGATAACCACCAGCGATTGTCTGTGAGCCGTCAAGTGATACGACATTTTCTAAAATAACGTCTTCGTTGTCGAGAACTCCGCCAATAATATTATTTGTGTCTCCATTTAGAATGGCTTCAAACTCTAAAGTTGTTCCTGAGAGAACTAGTGGCTGGAAGTTAGGCATAAATGATGCCGCTTCTTTGATTCCAGAGTACGGCTTCATATTAATCTGAAGATTTCCTGTAGTTTCAAAAGCACACTTATTCATTTGGAATTTAATATCTTTTAACTGTTCCGCGGTCCAAGTTGTGTTGTTCTGAGAAGTAAATAAACTTCCAAGATATGGTTGCTCACCGATATATGTACCAGTTGCTAAATCATTTTCTCCTAATTCAGAAATAAACATATTGTATTTCAATGAATCGGATATCACAACAAAACAATATTCTGTTTGGTTCATTAAGTAAATAGGGTCAGCGAAAGTAAATCGTGTACTTACCGAACCATTTGAAGAAGTCGAAACTTCATCAGGATATAACATTCTGGATGCCATTGGTATTTCTGTAGTAGTTGGATAACCATTCAACATTGTTCTAATTTCTACACGAACTGGAGTTGATTCATCATCCTTTGACCAGAAATACAAGTCAATTGAATCTACAAACACACCACCATCTTCATTCGCTACAAGGAACGATTCTGCGACTGGGTCATACCACTCGGTAACACTTCTGCTTGTTCTGACATTACCAGTATTTCGTGAACGTGCAACAGTTCGTTGTCCACCAAGGATTGATTGAGTATCTGAAATTGCTTGTGTTACGGTAAAGTTTTCAAGAGTTGATAATATATCTCTTTGGCGTCTATCAAGCGTTCCAGCAGAGGTAAAGATACCAACTGCTTGTGTAGTCATCAGAGTAGGGTCTTCATAATGGTCTTTCATTGTGAGTAACTTCATACCCGTTCTGATTCTAACCCCATCTGGTCCCTCTGAAGGGATTTGTAATACTGTGTTTCTTAGTTGTCCTATACTAGAAGTCATTACTGGGTCACCCATAGCACCACCTTCTGGTGTGATATAAGCATCCACATTAATTTCATCAAATTCAAAGTGCATTACAGTATTTGGTCGAAGTTTGTCTACATCGATAGTTACAGGAACAGACCTCATCCAAGGAATAGCAGAACTGTCTACAAATCTATCACCGACTTGTGTACGAATATCATTAATTTCCATCCAAGAGCGTTCACCACTTCTTACTTGGTTATTAGTTTGTTGCTGATTTTGACTCCAAGATTCCGTACTAGTGATATTTCTCCAAGCAGTACGCTGGCGACTGATACCAAATCTATTGTTGACTGAGCCAGTCGTGAATGCTCTTTGTCCACCGGCACCACCAAACGTAGTTTCTGTGCCCGATGTTACATTATTTCTTCCACCAATATCAGCCCATCCAGACCACGTAGTCTGCCAAGCGTTCCATCGTGTTTGTGTTCCGAAATTTTCGACTTGTTGTAATACGGCATTGTTATTTTCATTTTGTAAGATAACATCTGGCATATATAATTCTTCAAACCAAGTATCAGATTGAGGAGTAAGCACACAGAATCCAACCCAAGATTTTCTTGCGAATGGATTCAAGTTAATAACTTGAGAGCCCCAAGGCTGCCCAATCCACGCTTCAACAACATCGTAATCAAGTGTGTATGTTATTCTGTTTGATTTAATATTTGTATTGACGCCACCTTCCATATCCATACCATACATTTCATATGGTACAGTACATATACGTGCTTCTGGGAAAATAGAACAGTAATATGCTTCATCGATAACATCCCCAATACCGTGGTCTACGAATGGGTCAACTAAGATTCCATTTTTATATCTTTGTAGCCCTTCCGTATCAAGTACCTGCATATCGGCGGTAGTTTTTTCAAGAAGATTAAGTGCAGTATAGTATTCTAAATTTTCAAGTCTATTTTCTATACCACGAATATCTTTCATTGTAAATCGTTTATTCTTTACGTGAGATACGTTAATATTTTTGTGGTCATATGTATAAGGCGGAATGAACAGATTATACAAAGTCATCTCATTCAATTCTTCAGTTGGAAGAACTGGTTCAGTAGATGGGAATCCCTGCTTAATCTTTATTAGGCCATCATCATTGATTGTTAATCTATCTCTTCTACCAAGATAGAAATCATAAGACGCGGATATATTTGAAGTAGGCAGTGGCAAATATGTTCCAACTGCGTAATCGTCATCCGAGGCTCTAAAGTCTACTACATCTGCAATACTGTGGTTTACAGCCTTGCTATCTCTATAATTATACACATTATCATATATAACACCAGAATCGGTATAAGAGTTGATACACCTATACTGAGCAGTTGTAATATTACCAAGAGTAAATGATTTGTATGTTACAGTATATGTACCTGGTTGACTAGGATTAAGTGCATCGTTCCATACGAGTTTAGCATCAGTCAGCGTAGTATCAGTGTCTCCAGAATGGAATGTAAAGGAAGAAGTAACATCCGATGTGTCAGGTGCGATAATAGATACAATTTCATCTACCGCGTGGGTAAGAATTAATGTATCTGTAGTAGCATCTAATACAGAGTCGCCAGAGTTTGTGGCGTATGATATTGCTCTCCAGTTAGCATTAGACATATACATATCTGCCATAATGGAGATGTTGTGTCCTGAGCGAGCCGTAGAAGCGTTGCCTGTTGCTTGGTCGATGATTGTTATAAGTGCAGTTGTATTTCCTGATAAGTCTGCTTGCCAGGTGTCTCCTGAAGCAACTGTACCATTCTGAGGTATGACTTCGTTAGAAAATTCATCCCAAATATAAAGAATACGTTGCCAGTGCATATCGTTGAACACTGCGGGTACTGAAGCAACTGCTCCAGAAAGTATTGATGTTAAATTCTTTTGTGTTGAATATGTTACTTGTCCAAGAGTTAATGCAGAAGTGAGTCCGTGGACTTCATAAAGCCAAGGATAATTAACCCCTTTCTTAACTGCGACACCTGTAGGACGAGAAAGTTTAGCATATACATCAGCATTAGTTTCTGATACGATATATTGACAAGGTGCAATTGCGTCAAGACCGTCAGCATTTTCTATATAAATTCTGTATGCTGTGCCAACTTTAGTTAGGTGAGTAATACGTTTTCTTGTTCCGATAGTTCCTGGATTGGCAGTCGCTGAAGTATATCCTGTGTCTGTGACAAATATAACATATTCTTTATTAACCACATTGAATACGCCATTGATATCATCAACCGAAGCAATTTCAAAGTATGGTCCGAATTCAGGAACGATATGGTCATTCGCCACGTGGCGAGTAGTTCTTGCTCTATCGGCTTCAACGTGAATTGGAGAAAGCAGTTCGTGTTCATATCCGTTAATATACGCTTTTGATGGTTCTACTTTAACTTTAAATTTATCTGCCGTTGAACCCGCTTTAAATTCGATTGGGAATGGGTTTAACGTGTAGTTACCACTTTCGTCAAATGTTCTTTGTGCCATCTCATTACTGAGAAGTGAATAATCTGTTGATTCATATTTTGTGGTGATGACTCCTGCTGTAACATCCATCAACCACATAAACTTGTTGGCTTCAGCCGAATCAACTTCTTTAATTAGTTTGAGTGAAATTTGATATCTGTCGCCACCAGGTGCGTTCTGGTTATAGAAACCAGATGCAGGGTCGAGAAGTCTTGGGTCTGTAGTAGATGCAACAATGATTTCTTCAATATCGAATCCAACTTTAAGCGTGGGTGTCGCTGTAAGTGGGTCGATGAAAATAGTTTGTGCTAGTACAGGAGTAAAGAATCCATTTAGCCAATAAACTCCAGAATCGACTCTGGCTTCTAGTGCCCTACCCGTTGCTACAATTACGCCTGCCTTATAGAGAACCGTTGCATCATACCAAGAGTTGTCAGCACACTCTCCGTTCGCATCGAATCCGCCATCACAAACAGTATCATATGTTAACAGATTTTCAGATTGAGCAAAAGTTCCAGAAAGAACTCTGTAGTAATATATTGGTTGTGTTTCGTCATCGTGAAGTTGTTCAATAACTGCTACGGCATTCGATGTTTCGCCATATACAATACGATTTAGCCAAGTAGTATCTACTGTCGCTAATTGAATCCATTCTCGTTTAGCAATACTAACTTCACCACCAACTACCGGGGACCCATTTTTCCAAATGTGATTGGCAGAAGATGCCATTTGGTTTTGGAGAATGGATTGAATTTGTGTCAATTCCCGAGCCTGCACTGCACGCCCTGGATTGAACAAAATCTTTAAAAATTTATCATCCGGATTATAATCATCATAATATGGAGATGTGTTGAAGTTATATGCCATTCGCTATTATCCTAAAATATATTTTATCATCTTTAATGTCTCTCCAATAGTTGGAGAGACATATATAACATCCTAAACTGTTTCTTAGAATTCAACTACGAGTTTCAAATCCTCTATCTGGTCAGAAGCACGAGTAATCGCTCGGCGATTCTCTAAGTAAATCAACTGTCCACTATCCGTTTGCAAACTAACATCCGCATCTGCATATACAGAGGCTTGGGCTTTAGTTCCGCCACCGGCAAGTTCTGGATTACGTAGCAATCCAATCTGTCTAAAGTCATCGTTTTCTGGGAAACCGTCTGAGGTTTCAAGTCTAACGTGAATCAAACCGTGGTGAGTTTTTGCTGTAAAGATTGAATCACTATCGCCAAAATCTGCTTGTTCAGAACCGGCTAATACGCCTGTACCTGATATAACTGGCATCCAATCGTTTGTAGTTGAGTTAATAATGTCGTTCAATTCTAGTTTATATAAGAATGTCCAAACATAATTATCAGATGTACTAATTGATTGTGCTACAAGTCCTGCCGCATCTCCTGTATAGCCTGTTGGCTCTTCAGAGGCGCCAGTTGGCAGCCACAATCCACCGAGAGTATTTTCACAGACTGTACGTGATGCCGCTGTTCCGCCATCAAATACTCCTGCAATATAACATTTACCACCTGATGGTTCGCCTGTACACATATAAACTCTGTATTCTGAGTTCATTACTACTGAGTGACTTCCTATTTTAGATACGAAAGAACGGCCAGGCTCATCAATTCCTGTGATACCGTTTGCGGCATCTCCGTCAAATGCGATAGTATCACCTGTTTCCCAATTTAATCGGGGTAACACTGGTGAAATATCATCATTCTGAATTCGTTTGGTACCAACAATGTCGGTCCAATACTGTGATTCATCTTCATCTAGTGGGTCAGGTAGTGTAAAGTTACCTGAACTTTCGTCATTTCCTTGAGCATCGTCTGGCCAAGCGTCATTTCGCCCAAACCCGAGATACAGGAAGTTGTCGTCAACAGAACCAGTAGTTTTGAACTGGTCGATGAAAACCATCAAGTTCTGTGTTCTGAATTTACTGGTTACAATTGCACCCATTTTGCTAACTCCTTAAATTATAATGTTCTGCTGTCTTAATCAGAACTATTTATATGTTTTTTTAATTAAAATATTCACAACTTATGCCGGTACTGGCCATACGTTGCTATCGTTTACAGTTACTCCGTGAACGTGGTCTCCCGCTCCTGAACCTGCTGTGTTTTGTGACCACTGGCCACCAATTGGAACACTTCCTAGATATGATATTGTATCGTGATTATCAAACGGACTAGTCTGTGATATCAAGTCAAATGTGCTCCCGGTCCACGCAATTACGATTTCGTGTGTATATGACGTCCTGTGCGTGTCATCTCTTTGTGGTGTTGTTATGTATGTTCCACCAATAAGAGAAACATAATCTGCTTGTGATATCCAATAATCGTGACTATGGAAACCACCAGATAATGTAAATTTATGTACATATGTTGATGTGCCTGGTACAATATCCCATTGAGAAATACCAGAACAATTAAATGTTCCTTTTACACCTTGGTTAGGATTGAATTTTATCGAATACCCGTGATAGTGGGATTGTGCCCCGTTAGGAGAATCAAAGAATATAATACCGTAGTTCGCATTCTGTTGATTAATTAATTCATTTGCCTGTAACAAAGTTATCGGTTCACAAGTTCTTCCTGCATTGACACCCGCAGAATCCAAAGAGCATCCCTCATAAAGCAGGTGGTCGTGACTTCCGATACCAGCCATAAATGAAGGTTGCATTTGAACAATAGGTGGATTATTAGCCTGTAGAACCGTATTCAAATACGTCTTTCTTTCCGTTAAATCTTCCACTTCATTAGAAGAGGCACTTGTTGTAATAGCCGAAGTATATACTGGGTCACCAACCGTAGTTAAGTCACCAAAATCAGAGTAATACACAACATCAGTAGTTGTTGTTGTAATTTGAGTCGTAGACGTAGTTGTTGTCGTAATCAAATCACTATATGTAACCACTATTGTTGTGTCACCAGTCGCTGGTTGGTCATTATACGTTGTAGTGACTGGTAGTAATTCTGTTGATTGTTGCGTAATAACAATACTTGGTGATGCCGAAAGAACTTCATCAGTTGATGTTGTCTTTGTAGTATATATACTACCGCCAGTTTGTTGTGAGACCAACTGTAAATTTGGATTCCAGTCAATTGTCAAGTTGTGCCAGTGAAGTCCTTCAGCGGCCATCTCAACCTGTGATACGTAATATTTAGCAGGGTCTTGAAGTGCATCTTCAATTCCACCTTTAATCCAAGTAGTCGACCAAAACGCATAGAATATATTATCTACAGTATTCCATTTGATTGTGTACTCGTGAAAGTGAGCACCCTCAATTGAATCGTATATAGTAACAAAATCAACTGTTCCGTCAATCAGTTGCATTGCTTGTGCAATCGTCATTCCGTGGGCGTAAGAAATTTGTCCAGTTAAA